TGCTATACTCCGACAATAATGGCTGGAACGATAGGATTCGAACCTATAATCTGCACTACCAAAAAGTGATGCATTACCGTTATGCTACGTTCCAAAACTGGAGCTCCCCGCCCGATTCGAACGGGCCACCTGCTGATTACAAATCAGCTGCTCTACCAAATGAGCTAGGGGAGCAATAACTTATATATCATTGTCTGGATTCTCATCTCCAAACAACTCATCAGACACACCCTGTATCATATCAAGGTCAATGTCCATAGTAGGTATACCATCCTCTTCTGTATAATCAATAAAGAGTTTAGTAAAATCCTGTAGAGGATGGTCTAAACCACCTTCTCTGAATATCATACTTTTAATCAACTCAACCAAAAAGGCAGTGTCTCTAAGGAAGTCGGGATGATCTACGTCAATGCCATTCTCTGACATATTATGTATCATATTTACCACAAGTCCCTGAGTCAAATCTTCAGTAAACAAAATATGTTCACGAGCAATACCAGCGGTGTTGTCAACTTTGATTATCTTTCCTTTTGGGAAATTGATGATATTATCTTTCTTCTTCGACATGATGAGCTCCCATCCATGTATAACCAATGTCTGGATAGAATACACCCTCTGTTCTTTTGGGCGTACCATCAGCATAATATGCCATTGCAACACAACGATACTTTATGGCACTTTGTTGATGTTCACCATAACGTGTATCAACATAATCACCATCACGCAAATAACGATGTAGATTTCTAATGTAACCTTCGTGTTGAGATACTTGCGCCTCTGCACCCTTTACCTTATCACGAACACCACGTTTAGCAGCAGACAACAAATCCTTTTGTGTCTTAATCCACATCTGCACCTTCTTCATACTAAGAGGGTCATCATCACCACGTTCAACCACACTAGGATGAATACTTTTATATTGTGGTGGGTTCTCAGCGAGACGTTTCTCTCTAGCAAGAGCAAGACGTTCACCAGCAGCCTTCTTTTGTTCAGGCGTCATTGGTTTACGTTTCTTACGAGGTTTCTTTATAGTCTCATCCGTATTTATTGTTGGGCGCCGTGCCATATCACTACCTTATTAATAACCAAGTTCTTCTTTACGTTTTTCCATATTTCTTTTGAAACGTCTCGTAGCAGCTTTCTTATCTTTCCTACGTTTAGTTCCCCTAGATTCATAGAAGGTTCTATCTCTGAGTTCTTGAAAGAACCCATCGTTTAGTAATTTTTTCTTTAAGATACGCATTGCTTTATTGACATCATTGTCACGCACCTCAACAGTCAAACCACCTTGTGGCTTGTTTTCTTTTCTTTTATTCTGGTTGTACTTATTATACCTCATTTGTTCCTCAAAAATAATTGGCCTGCCCGATAGGACTTGAACCTATAACCTACAGCTTAGAAGGCTGTTGCTCTATCCAGTTGAGCTACGGGCAGAAAATTAACCATTAGTATCGGTTAAATTTTACCCTGTGCTGTTTCCCCTCATGGGAAAAAGTCACTATACTGTGAGAGTAAACTGTATTTCTCTCTATAGTATATGTGGTGTTCTGATAACATTGTTGTTGCTGACGATAACCCACAATTTGATTTTGTTTGTTTTGTTTCTTGTCTGCTTGAAATATGCCACCTAGCACTGCACCAGCTGCTGCACCGTTATCTTTTCCAGTGATACCCTTACCAAGTAACCCACCGATAATCATTCCACCTAATACGTCCGTACCAGATGCACCACCACCACCAACATTTCCATAGATAGGAATATCGACAGTATTACAGATGTTCTCTGTATGTGGGACTTTCTTTTCAATAGTCTTATACTTATCTTCTACAGTTGCGTCACCAGCAAATGCTGTTGTTGCAAGTAGAGTTGTCGCTAAGACAGTTCCAATAATTGTAATTTTCATAATCACTCCTTCACTGTTTGTACGCATGAACCAGTTCCAAACAATTCGTAACCATTTCCCTCTGGGGCAATTGTAACACGAACATAAGTTTCTAGCGTCTCGCACATTATTTTGGCAGCAACTACTGCCTCTTCTAAAGTTTTATATACCATTTTTTTATTTACTTACCATTTACTTATACATCTTATCAGACTTAACTTGTCTTGTCAAGAGGTATTAGTTCCTTTTCCTTAGTTTTTTCATTATATGACACTTTGACGTAGTTTCCTTTTTCAAGTGTATCAAGTGTAAACTCAACTGCTTCTTCAACAGCGTCCTTCTTACCGAAGTGGACGCCGAGATAATAAAATGCGGCAAGCAACCCTGTCGCTAATAATGAATGTTCTAATCCTGTCATTGGTTCTACCTCTCTAAGATAACGTAATCGCCAAAGTATTTATCAAACACAGAAATAAGGTTTTCGTAATCACCAGACTTCATCTCTTTGAGGATTTCAGATTTATCGAACCCCAACTGTTTAGCAAGATTTGATGCTTGTCCCATTAGAGAAAAAGCATTTCCTGCTGGGCCTGTCAAGTCAATGACAAGTTCACTAGGTTGTTTATTGCGAATCATTTGCAAACTCCTTTTCAAACGCAGAGATAATTTCTTTCTTCTCTGCAATCAAATTTTCGACTGACTGAAGCGCCATTCGCTTCTCATCAGACGCACCCTCATCCATAGCAATCAATAAAGACTCTAGGATATTGATATCACGAATCACATCTACCATTATACAAACTCCTTGTATGTTACAATATTCATTATTTTTTTCACAAGTTCTTTACCATAGTCTGTGAACAGGATACCATATCCATAAACAAAAGACTCGACATCTTGACTGTGGTAAAAGTCTTCACCCTCAACTAACCAACGTAGAGCAGTCTCTTCATTACGAGCCCCACAGTTGATAGTGTTGGTAAGGATAGACTGAAATGTATCAACACATTGTTGCGCCCACTCAGACTCTTCCTTTATATTCGCCTCAATGGTATCACCATATTGGTCACACAAGTCTTCCAACTCTGCATTGGTTTTGAATTTGAAGTTCATCATACGAGCATAACTCTTAGAGTATGCTTCAGCACACATGTAGTATGCATCTTCTTCCAACATAGCACGCTTGTATTTCACGAGGGTAGTCCAACCATTCTCTTCAAAGAAAGCAGGGTCGGTAGGTATCATTCCTGCCATACGTCCCTCAGCAGCGTCAACCCATTCTTGGGTTTCAGCGTTCTTAGCAGTGATATAATCAACTAGTGCTTGTTCCATAATCATTTCCTTTTCTCAATCTTACCTATACAGTATACATGTTATTAAAACAAATGTCAAGTACTTTTTTCAGATATTTGTCTTTTTATTTGTATAATTAAAGTCTGGAGTTCAGACAAGTATTCATTCGCTTCACCCCTGCCGTAGAAGTAGGGCGTACCACTTGTTGAGTGGTTTATAGAGTCGATACCATTGCTGATACCATACTCTAAATCACCCTTATAAGCTTCTAGGAAAGTTAATGTTTCTTCCATTTCTTATCCTTCCACTCTATCATGGACAGCGACAGCGCCGTAGAAATTCACACCAAGCAACCTTTCACAAAGTTCTGAGAACCTTGAGTCAGAAGTTCCAGCGTAGTTACCACCGAACATTGTCCACTTACCTTTCTTGGATTCTGGAATCAATCGTAGTATTCTCTTACCACCGATTGGTTCTGCCATCACAAGTTCAGCAGCAGGGTAATCTTCAGACGGTTCGAAAGGCCCATCAGCATTCACAACAGTGAACCCTTTTGCATAGGATGATTCACCACCCATTGTGCAATCAATTGAACCTAACCAAGAATCTTCTTGTCTTGCTTCTTTATAGATGTTTACATGTAATCCCATTATTTCCACTCCAATTTAAATTTTTCAATCATAATATCACGAACACGTTCTCTGTCGAGACTGTCTCCACCACCCCAAGTCACTTCTTCAGTAAGAGAATTGAAGTACATCTTGACAGACTTCGCAATCATTTCAGTTGTTGCACCAATAGGATACACACCACCTTTACCATAGAAAGATTCTACATAGGTAATGAAGTCAAGCACTTCAGAAACTACCACTTCAACTCTTTCTTTTTCAAACATAATCATATTTTAACTTCCTTTTCTCTATCTTATGTAACCATTATACTTGTTATTAAAACAAATGTCAAGTACTTTTTTCACTTTTTTTCAAAAAAGATTGGTGCGCCTGAAAGGATTCGAACCTTTGACCTTTGGTTTCGTAGACCAATACTCTATCCAGCTGAGCTACAGACGCATTAAATTTAATCATAAGTGATTTGGGCCGCATAATCAATTCGATCAAAGATCGCCTCAAGTTCTGCAATCTTCTCTTTACACTTCATCTTGGCAAATCCGTTGCCAGGCGTTTTCTTTTTAATCTTTTCGATAGTATTCAGCATATCTGAAAAGAATTTGTGTTGTTCTTGCAACTGTGCGATATCCATTATACCCACTCCTCGTTTAGTGCTGCTTCTAATAATAAACGTCCCTTCTCACCAGTTGTAACCAACATACGGCGGCCCAGTTCATTCTTCATTGCATCTTCTGTGTAAACTTTCGTAGCACCATCATTGTACATAACGCTTACTAATGTTACATCATCTGCATCTTCGTGTACAGAAGTTATCTCACCTTCTGCAATATAGTTGTCTTTTCCCAATTGGGGATAAACACGAACAACTTCCATACCAACTTCAAACATATTATACTAACTCCATTGCATCATTCCAAAGTTTCCACGCATCATCGTGGTTCTCAAACCCCTCTTCATCAGCAAAGTCCATAGAAGAACTGTGACTAGCACCAGAAGAAAGTCCTTTAGTTTTTAGGACATAGGCAATCATCTCGGCAGTGTCACCATAACCAACAACACCCTCACCAGAGAACATTTTAATCCCACCTTTGTAGGCAGAAATGAATTCGATTTCGTTTTGTTTTGACATGTTTAGTTCCTTTTCTCTATCTTACCTATACAGTATACATGTTATTAAAACAAATGTCAAGTCTTTTCTTAAAAAAAGTACAAAAAAAAGTCCTTGCAAAACAAGGACTTAGAAATTATTTTAAAAAAAGTTGAAAAACTTTAGTAGTCCCAACCACCTCTAGGTACAGTTTTACCCATTGCAATGCTCTTGATATCTCCACGACATATACCCATGTCATTAAGTTCTCTGTCAGTCAATGAATGCAGTTCTCTGTATGCTTTCTTGTCCATCTTTGGAGTGATAGCATCTCTAAAGTTTGTATACAAGTCTGCGACTATATCACAGAATGCACAATATGTTGCTGTAATTGTTACCATGTTGATGCTCCCCACATTATAAGTGCAGGCAATACTAGTGGAAATGTTACAAGGAATAACCCCTCAACAATATCACAGAACCTACACACCTTTTCGTTCTCTCTCAGTTTCATTATCATTTCACTCATTTCTTGATCTCCATCATTAATTTTTTCGCTTCTGCATGATATCCCATACGAGATAATTCTGATGCAGCTCTTGCTCGTCCAGCCGACTCTGTTACTGATATGCATAATATCAATAGTCCTGTTAGTGCCTTACTAATCCAATCACAAACCGCACATGTATGTTTGTAACCTTGGTTTATTAATAAACCGACTGACATTTTTAGGTTCTCCTTTTAGTCATTATGTTGTCGTAATAAGCAAGTACATCGTGATCGTGTAAGTGCTTTACTTCGTTTGAATATTCTGTCCGTATGAAACGTACAATATCATTCGTCTTTGGTTTTGATTTGAACAAATCCAGCATCCATTTTGTCATTTTATTTCTTCCTCTTAAAATGATAAAGGGATGCATAGCATCCCCTTGTTAATTATTTTGAGCACTCAGGCTCGCTCTGTCCATTTGATTGGGCATTTTTTGAATCTCCTTGGGGGTGGTTCGCATTTATTTAGGTAAATGATGCTGTCATATGTTACGAAAAGTAATGTTATTTCTGCATACTCGTTATATCAAAAATGCATTTCTTTAGAACTTATTCTTGTACTCTTCTTTAAGTACCTTAGAGCTACCAACTCTAACATTGATGATACCATTATAGTACTCATCACTAAGCAATACTGCTCTGTCGAATTGTTCTTTAGCTTCTAGATAACTGAGCATTCCTCTACTTTGACAGTAGTATAGAATCTCTCTGGTGAACTTGTCTTCACCAAGTCCTTTTACATCAGCATTCAAATGATCTGAAGAACCCCAATAGGTTCTCCAATCACTTTCTTTACTTGAACGCCGTTTGTTCTTTCTTCCTTTTAGTGGGGGTCTTGTAACCTTGAAACGTGCTAGTTTCTTACCAATGTACTTCTGTTCATTAGTAAGATTAGTTATCAGATATACAAAACCCTCACAGTCTTCTGGTAGGTTGTCAACAGGGTCGCCTTTATAAGTCCATTGTGACATTAGTAATCTTCGTCTTCTTCCTCATCGAATAGTTCATCTTCATTATCCTCTTCGATGTTCTCAGAACAAAAAGGGCAGTACTTAACGCCATAACTCCATTCATCCATATTATGGGCGATTCTGAATACTGCCTCGCACCCATCACATAAGATTTCTTTTCTACTCATAAATTTGTCTGCCTTTTATTATATTTATTATGCGGCGTAAACATCATCCCACTTACCTGTCAAACCAGCAACCTCATATTCGGTTACTCTGTTCTCAAAGAAGTTGGTGTGGTCTGCACCGTTAAGTACCCACTCCAACCAAGGTAAAGGATTATCTTTTACTTTGTAGTTACCTTTGAGTCCTAGTTGTAGAAGTCTTCTATCAGTAATGTATCTTACATACTGTTTCACTTCTTTCTGATCTAGTCCTTCAATGTCACCCATTTTATAAGCCAAGTCAATAAAGTTATCTTCTAACTTCACAGCTTGTCTTGCCATCTCATATATATGTCCCTTAAATTCGTCATCTATAATACGAGGATGTTCTGCACAATATGCCTTGAATAGTTTTGCAATACCCTCAACGTGAATTGATTCGTCACGAATACTCCACTCAACTACCTTACCCATACCTTTCATCTTACCGTAGCGTTGAAAGTTCAACAACATTACGAATGATGCAAAGAGTGCCACACCTTCATTCATTACAGATTTTGCCATTGTAAGTCCAAGTCCACGAACAGTGTTTGGATCACTCTCCATCATAAACTCAATCTTATCTGCCATCTCTGTATACTCTAGGAAGGCATGATACTCGGCATCAGATAACCCAAGTGTCTCATTAAGAAGTGCATATGCACGTTGGTGAATGGCTTCTCTATTTGCAAAAGAACCAAGCATATTCCGTACTTCATTGTTCTTAAACTTTGGTATAAGTTGGTCATAATAGTTCTGTCCTACTGCAACATCAGACTGTGTAAACAATCTTAGAATGTTTGTGATGTATTCTTTTTCGATTGCACTTACCTTACCAGACTTCCAATCAGACACATCTTCAGACAAGTCAAGTTCATCTTCAATCCAGTGAACCTTCTCATGTCTTGTTGTGATTTCAACTGCCCAAGGATAGTGGAATGGTTTATATGTTTCTGAGAACACCATCAATCCACCACCTTTCTTTTTGACAAAGGTATCTGCAACAGCAATAAACTGGTCGTATGTACCAATCAACTTATCATCAATAAAGATTTGTGGTACTGAACGAGCGTTTGGTACACGTTGATAAAATGCAAGACGTTCTTCTTCGTTATCCATTTTGATTTCTGTGTACTCATATCCATGTGAGTCAAACCAATGTTTGGCCTTCTCACAAAATGGACAATGCGATTTACTATAAATTTCTACTTTCATTTCTTCTTTACCCTTATCCTTCGCAAGCGACACATTCGTCTTGCGATTCCATTGTTTGTGTTTCAAAGTCTTTCAATGCATCACGAGCAACCTTTAGTGATACATTCTCTGCTCTTTGTGAAGTCTCTGTTCGTAAATAGTACAGACCCTTCGTTCCTAACTTCCAAGCGGCAAAGTGTGCCCTATGCAAGTCTTTCTTATCTGCCCCAGCAGGGAAGAATAGATTTAGTGATTGTCCTTGACAGAGATATTCTTGTCTGTCTGCAGCTTGTTCTACCAACACGAGTTGGTCTAATTCAATTGCTGTTTTGAAAACATCTTTGATTTCATCTGACAAGAAATCCAAATGTTGTACTGAACCACCATTAGTAATAATACTAGACCAAATGTCTGGATGATTCTTTCCAACCTTTTCTAATTCTTCTTCTAGATATATATTCTGCACCAAATGTGAACCAGCACGAGTACGGTGTGTATATGCATTCGCTTTCATTGGTTCAATAGATGGTGAAGTAGAAACAATAATACTAGAGTTTGCATTGGGGGCAATTGCCAGTAAATGTGCATTGCGTCTACCAGTACCTCTCATATCAGGCGCCTCGCCCTTCTCTGCACCTATACTTATACTTTCCATAACTGCTTCATCTTTGATGAATTTAAACACTTCACGATTTAATTCTCTAGCCTCTGGTGAATCGAATGCAACTCTCTTCTGATGTAGAAGTGAATGCCAACCCATTGCACCTAGTCCAAGACTACGTTCTTGTGTTGCTGAGTATCTAGCACGAGAAATCTCATCGCCTGCATTATCAATGAAAAACTGTAGTACGTTATCAAGAAACTTAATAAGGTCACGAACAAGGGTTGTATCTTTCCATTCATCATACTTCTCTAAGTTTAGTGAAGAGAGACAACAGACGGCAGTTCTATCTTCTGATGTTGGTAGATGGATTTCATTACATAGATTAGAACCATGTATCTTTAATCCCTTCGACTTCATTGTGTGTGGTAATGCACGATTAGCAGTATCAATGAAGTTTAGATATGGTTCACCTGTACGATAACGTACTTCTAGGATTTGTTGCCATAACGTCCTAGCAGGCATACTTTCACGAACTGTATCTTCATGTGGGTCTTTTAAATCCCACATACCATCTCTTTCAACAGCACGCATGAAATCATCTGTGATATTAATAGCATGATGCAGATTTAGGTTCTTACGGTTAACGTCACCTGTCGGCACTCGCATATTCAAGAACTCTATCAGGTCTGGGTGTGAGACATCCATATACGCTGCATACGAACCTTTCCTAGTTTTTCCTTGTCTGTATGCAGTCATATCTGCGTCTACCGTATGCAAAAATGGCATTGGCCCTGGCGCCTTATCTGAGATGGCACGAATGTCACTCCAGTGTCCACCGACACCACCACCTTTAACAGACAACCAACGCAACTCGGCAGAGTGGTCGATTAGTCCTTCAAGTGAATCTGGAACGTAAGTCAAGA